GCTACCACTGACCAGCTTGTAGTGGCTGTCTTGTCAATGGTGTTGTAGTTGATAGCATCCTTTACCAGTTTATGTGTGGAAGAATCATAAGTTGGCTTTGCCTCTGTAACTTCAAGTAGTAATGTTAGCTCTGGGGCAAGGTTTGGAATCTCTGCTCCCTCGTCAGTCGGGTAAGGTTTTCCAGTGGCTAATACGCCATCAGTGCTGTGGTAAATTGTGTATTTATTCATGATTGGTTAAAGTAGAATTTCAACCCTGCGCCAGCCACTGTTGTTCCTACAGAGTCGCAGAACAATTCAATTAGATCGCCCTTGGCGTAGGTTGTTGTGGATAATACTGATGCTGTTGCTGCTGTTACTGATGTTTTCTCACCCGCATCTATGGTTGGCTTTGTTGAAAAGATCGTAGTGCCGTTCTTATGAACATCGCAGGTTAGTGTGCTTCCTGTTGGTGCGGTCGTTACACCTATTAAGATTTCGCTCCACGTGCCAGCGTTCTGTGCGTGAAACGTGCCTAGTGCTGTAGATGTAGAACCAGTCAGCGCAGTAGTCTCGTCAGAGACAGCTAAACCCATGTCGGTGTTTGATGTTCCTCCCGCTGGAGTTGCCCATGTGCCATCACCACGCCAGAATGTTGTCGCACTTGCGCTTGTTCCAGAGTTTAGGTTGCCTACTGGCAGATTGCCAGTTACATCTGCCGTAAGATCAACGTGTTGCAATGTAAGTTGCTGTGTGCCAGAGATGGTAACGTAGTCACGACCACCGCTTGCTGCGATAGTCACCTCATTGTGATCCCTTGATGCCACATCCACTCCGTCTACCAAGCCAGTCACTGTGATGTCACCAGTAACGCCTAGTGTTGATCCATCATACGTTAATCCAGTTGTTCCCTCAATAGTTCCGTCACCTGTCCAGACACCGACTTGGTTATCAACTGGTGTGCCGACCTTGGTTACATCACCTCCTCCTCCACCACCTATGTCAGATACGTCAACATACTTGAGATTATTGCTATCGCTGGTGTCTTGAATAAGAACCTTGTCATCACTTGCTGGAACGCCAGCATCCGTAAGGGTAGCTCCGTCAAGTGCTGCTACTACGTTAGTCTCGTCAGCGGTCAGCTTGGCATTGTTTGCTGTGATGTCTGTAGCATACTGTGAGTTAGCTAGGTAGAATGGTGTGACCATCCGTGGCTTGTCAGCAGCACCAGAGCTGATCTCTCCTGCATCGGCAACTTCTGCAACACCTTCAATAGTAAGCGATGCCTGTGCCTCGTCACCTGTATTAGCTCCAGACGTATTACCAATGACCACTTTCTCAGCGTCAGTCACGTAGTTGTCGTCTGCTCCTAGTGCTGGTGCGTAGTCTGTGGTGTCGAATGCTTTGACTTGTGCTAGGTTGGTTACCTCTGAATCCATCAACGCACCCGCTGCTGTCACGTTAGTTGCGTCAGTTACGTCTGCGTTGGTTTCTACTGTGTCGAGCTTCGTGCCATCTACCGATACGTCTCTGCCGTCTACTGTGCCAGCAGTGGCTATGTTACCTGTATCGTCAATGGTTACCACGCTGTTCTGGATTGCCTTACCAGTCGTGCCATCAAATCTTGTTATAGCGTTGTCAGTTGAGCTTGCGTCACCAACTACGTCACCTGTGCCAGCAATAGCATCCCACACTGCCGTTGTGCCATTAGACTTTAGAACTAAGCCGTTAGCACCTAGTGGCAGAACGGATGCTGCATCTGCTCCTGTGCCTACTACAAGGTCACCAGCAGCGTCAAAGATAGCGTCAGTTGCTACGTCACCAGATCCAGAGTCAGTGGCTTGCCACTCACCCTCTGTGTCGTTCCACGCCACTACTTGTCCGTCTGTGGCAGATGTCTGGAGTAGGTCGGTTAGCTCATGCTTGTGTGCTGCTACTGAGCTACTGGAGCTACTTGAGCTACCACTGGTTGAGCTTGGGTAGTTATATCCACCACCTAAGAGTGGTGAGCTATCAAGCATCCTCTGCATGAGGTTGTTTTCTCTGCTACCAGATGCCTTGGTGTCGTTATGGATAGCCTTAGACAACGCATAGTTGTATTGCTTGTCCAGCATGACTGCCAGCTCGGTGTCACCAGTGAGTCGCCCACAGGTGATGCTTGCTAGCTTAAATGAAAGTGCCTCCGCAAAGGAAGGCGAGAAGAGATTGGTGTCGGTGACTTTGGCAACGTATGTGATCGTTACTGTGTCATCGTTAGTGAGGAGTTTGTCACCCTCAAGGTTGAATAGTTTGGAAGATGCCTCGACATCCTCACCATTGACATCCTTTAAACGAATGATGTCAGATGGTAGCTGGTATTGGTTGTCCCATCCGAATGGTGGGTCAGTAGACAGTTTAGTTAGTGTGACACGCTTGCCAGCGAAGTTCCAGCGATGTTCTTCAAGGAGTAGCTCTAGCGCATGATTGTATTGATCATTTAATACGACCGCTACAGGATCGGTGTCTGACTCAATGTTATTGATACGTCCCTCACGGAACTTGGCTAGAGCGATGTTGGCAATGTCTGTCTTGGTCATTAGAAAAAAAGAGAAGGGTAGTGTGAGAATGAACCCACACTACCCTAGTTAGGTTAGTTACGATCGATGAAGGTAATAACGGCACGGAGTGCTGTATCACCTGTGATAGTAGTAGCAGTATTAGCAGTGATGCTAACTAGCTCGTCACCATCAGCAACCTCGTAAAGAGGTGCGTCATCAGCAGTGTCAAAGAACACCTTACCACCACTCGAAAGAGTGAGAGCAGTTGGTGTCAATGCGTCTGCATCAGAAGGCACTCCAACGTCTGCAACGAGTGCAGTTCCTGGGTTTGCCAACTGGATGAACGATTGTGATGGGTCTACCAATGCACCTTTAGGAAGCTCAACTAGGTTGATAAGCTCGGTAGCTGCGAGTCCACTGTCAAGAGTGACAGAAGCAGTAGCTTGACGAACCTTACCAGCGAGTAAGCGACCATCGGCACGATTGTCTCCAGTAGATTGTGACTGGATGGTGTAGATGTCTGATTTATATGTAGCCATGATGTTATATTCTGGTTAGTGGTTAATTATGCACGATGAACGTTGATCTGGATAACACCTTCGTCATCAAGACGAGTGCCACCAAATGCCCACTCAGAACGAATCTGAACATCATGACGCTTCTGTGGAAGGGTATCCACGAATGTCTGAGGATCTTCAGCGTAACCGAATGCAACACAGTTCTTAGCGAATGCGTAACATGCACGAGTCTCAGAAGCGACAGGCATGAGAGCAGGGTCAACAGCTACGATTGTGAAACCGAATGCGTCAACGATGCTACCAGACTGAGCTTCTTCAAGCTTGGCACGATAGTCACGATTGATGAACTTGTCGTCATGGAGGAGGTCTTCGATCTCGTTGTGAGTGATGACCATACCAAGTGGAGAACCACCTTCGACATTTTGTCCAGCTACGTTCTTAAGACCAAGCTTAGTGCGAGCGTTTACGATCTTGTCGTAAGTCAAGCCAGTGTTGTCGGTCGTTCCATCGTAGTTGTATGTCTTAGCGATGCTGTAGTTAGCAGTGTCAAACGCCACAGTAGATGTGCCATTCTTGCCTTCGTATACGTTGCCACCAAGCATGTCGATGATAGCTTGGTCACGATCACGTCCAGCAGCAGCCATGTGGCTCTTCATGATGGATGAGTGGGGTGAGTCAATCTCACCTAAACGAATGCTGTCAACACGAGAAACAAAGTTCTCAGCAGTTTTGAAACCTACGTAGAGATGACGCATCTCAGTATCGACATCAGCGGGAGCTGAGTCTTGGAAGCGTCCTGTCATGTCTTGGCTGTTAATTTTGCCAAGCTTGTTGAAACGTCTGCTGTCTCCCATTACTGGGTATACAGGAACGAGTCCCTGCAAACGTGATGATAGTTGTTGCACCTCAAGTTTCCACTCGTCTTGATAAAGAGTCGGGAAATGTTCGGGCACAGTGGATGTAATTGCCATTGTATTAGTTGGTTGTTGTTGGTTTGTTAATTAAACTCACCTAGATGCTTGGAGTGTCACCCAACTGGGTGGTCGCTTGATTCTGGTGATCAAGTCCTTACTCTGGGCATCTTCAACAACCAGAGCTACTGGCTATAAAAAAATGGTATCCGTGCGGGACACTTGTATTAAACTACAAAGTAAATACATTGTCAAGCTTACAAGCATGCAAACAAAAACCCCACCCTAGGTGAAAGAGAAACCTAGGATGGGGAACTATGCGGGAGGGGAAACAGTTGAAAACCTCCGTAGGGTGAATATGACAGATGTCAGTGTGTTGTCAAATAAATTTAACCTCTACTAGCCAGCGAAACACAAAAAACCAACCAGCAGAGGTAAGGTATAAAATATACCGAAATTATTGCATGATGGATAGCTTACGTAGCTCTTGATACTTGGCACGAACATCGTGTGGTGCAAGAGCCATGTTAGGATACTTTGCATAGATTGCATTAGCCTGCTCGCGGAAACCTTCGCCACTGTTGGCTGGCTGTCCACCTCTAGGCATCGTTCCCTCCTGTAGTGAGCTATGCTTCTCTAGTAGCATGTTAAGAACCTTGGGTGACCGCAACGCAGCCATGTCCTGTGCGTTCTCCATATCGAAGCCCATCATAGTTGCCGTGTTGACGGCTGCTTGCATGTTGGCATCGTAATTTGTCCCCCATGCCTTCTGAACTTCAGCACGTTGTGCCTCCATCTCGCTCTGTGCGTTGAGGTCAAGCGTCTGGTTAGCTTGCTCTAGCTGGCTGTTGGTGATGTTGGTGTATGCCTGTGATAGTTGCTGTGCTTGCTCTTGTGAGATACCAGCTTCGTGGAATGCGTTCTGCCATGACTCAGCTAGTCCATCGTCCCATCCCATGCCTTCTGGAAGGTTCTCTGGTTGTAGGTCGTATGCTGTAGCTGACTCTGGCACACCAATAGCTTGACGATACTCAGCGATCTCATGCTCTGAGCTTCCCTCAGTTGGCACTACGACACCTTCAACCTTCTTGCCAGCAAAGCCAATAAGGTTAGCAGCACCCTTGAGTAGTCCGTCAGCGGACTTATACTTGGCAATAGTTCCTGTTAACTCACTTAGTCCGTTCTCTTGTAGTAGAGTGGTATAGTTCTCAGCCAGCCCACCCTCAGAGGTGTATAGCTGGCTCATGATATCACCAGATGCTTGTGTCTGAGCTGGCTCAGAGAATACGTCTGGTGTTGATTGTGGTGCAGACTCAGCTACTGGTGCTGGTGATGCTTCTGGTGTTGGGCTAGCTGCTGGAGCTGCCTCTGTCGTTGTTGCTGTGGTTTCTTCGCTCATGTTATCGTGTTGGGTTATACTTCATGCCCTGCTCGGCAAAATTGTTGTAGAGTAGCTCAGTCTTGTGGCTATACCTCTTTTCAAATTCTTCTAGTGACCAATGCTCTTGTCTCCAGTTGACTACGTGTGGATCTTCTTCTCCATACCACTTACCCGAAGGTGAGTTAAATAGCTCCTTGGGTGTGCTTGGTCTTGGGTCTGCTTTTACCTCCACTGGATCGGGAGTCGTCTCATACTCGCCGAAGACAAGATACTCAATCTCGTCCTTATGCTTCTTGTAGCTGTAGTGGTTAAACTTGATCTCACCACCTTCAACAGTGGCGATGTGCTTGTCATCTCGGTAGACCTTGCCGTCATCGGCTAGCCTAATAATCATCTTGCTCATGTGTTTGTCCTTTTTGTAGTTTAGTAATCAAGGACACTATAGCCCTCTCACCATCCTTGATGGCTGCTCTGTAAGGATCAATCGCCCCATGTTGATCTGGGATGAACGTCCTCTCGGTTAGTCCGACAGCTTGTGTCAGAAAGTTTACTAGCTCCTTGCCCTCTGGTGTGTTGAGTGCTTTCTCGGCTAGCTTTGCTGTGTTTGCGTTTAGTTGCCTCATGAATTACCCCATCATTTCCTCTGGTAGTTGCCCACCATTGGCTGCTGATACGTCTTTGGCAATGGATGCACCTTGTGCTGCTTGCTCCATCTGTGCCTGTTGTGCCTGTGCTTCCGCTCTGGCTGCTCGTGTTTCTTCTACGTCAATCTCAGCACGTAGTCCGTCCTCTGGTAGTCCAGCGTTACGCCATCCATCTCTGAACTGGGTGTCGCTGTCCATGTTGTCTAAGATGCTTGGATCTAGCTCAACTAATGGTTGCTGAATAGCCATGTATTCAGCGTATGATGTGTTTGTCTTAGCTTTGATAGCCAACGAGATTCTATTGTTGTATGCTACGTTAGGAAGTGGCACACCCTCGCCACCTACGAGCATCATCAGCTCCTCTGGTGGTGTTGGCATCTTACCTTGTCTCCATAGAATGCCGAAGATACGCATGAGCTTAGGGTCGAGATACTCGCTGGTAAGAGCAGAGAACGTAGGTGAGAACTGCATCACCTTCTCAGCCTCACGTAGAGTAGCCTCCGTAGCTGTCATAGTGCGATCAATCTGTGCGAATAGACGGAATAGATCGCCATGCATGATCTCTTGGATAGTCTTCTTCTTCTCAGCGATGCGATCTTGTCCAATGTCGTAACGACCAGACGTTGCCCACTCACGTGGTGATCTGTTCGGGTCGATGTCGTTGACGTAAGTGATGTCTAATGCACCCACACCGATCTCACCCTCAAGTGATGCTGGTGCTAGTATTGGTGGATTAGCTGCCTTCTCAGCTAGCACATCCATCTGCTTCTGTAGGAGTGAGAGCTTGTGTGCCTCTGGCAGTGCTATCCATGTTGGAGCGAAGCCGTATGGACTCGTTCCCCACTTGAGGTAGCGTGTGACGTGGGCAGGCATCTCGTAGTAGCCTTGCTTGCCTACTACCTTCTTGCTGTCCTCCTCAATACAGCACATGTAGTAAGGGAACGATTGATCCTCATCCCATGGCTTAGTCTTCTCCACCATGATGATGAAGGTGTGTAAGTCGTTCTTCTTAGGGTCTTTAACCTCCTTTTGAAGCTTGTCAGACAGTTCCTCTATACCGAACTCGGTAGCTGCTTGCTCTGCTGTGTAGCAGACCTCATAGATAACACAATCGACACGACCACGATGATCCTGTCCGATGTAGTATGTGCCTACTGGTAGGTTACGAAAGTTTAAGTTGTCATACTCCTCATCCCACTCAGAGAAGTCACAGGCTGTCCCCATGCTAGCACGATCAAGGTATGTCTCTTGGATGCTGGTGTAAAAGTTTGATTGATCTAATCGGTAGGTGATCTCCTCAGCGCACTCACGATAGAACTTGATGGCAGCATCGTTGTCCTCTAGCCCCTTGGGTGGTGTGAGTGAGTGCCAGACTTCCTCACGTGGTGTGACTAGACTACAAAAGCCATTAGCCAACTGTAGACACGCAATGCGTAGAGTAGAGTCGTGTAGCTGTGCAGAGCTGATGAGCGGTGGGAAGCTCCCTTGGCTAGCACCAGTGATCTTACGTGGCATAGACAACTCAGCCACCTCGTCCCACAATGATTCGTGTGGAGCGCGTAATGTTTGCAAGCTGTCACGCTTGCTTATGACGTATGATCCGTCCACTTAGCCTAGTTGCGTGTTACCACCATATCCAGCTCCACCAGTCTCGCCAGCGAACTTGGTTTGTCTTTGCTTCTGGCGTTTCTTTAGTTCTGCTTCAAAGTTTGATGCACCGCCTGCATCCTCTGATTGGAGGTCAACGAGTTGTGCTTGAGGTGCTGCTGGCTTTGGCTTCTTTGGTTTGCTACCCATGATGAAGCACATTGTAATGACATGTAGTTACCATGTCAACACTAAAGGGATCTACCGAATGATGCCTTTGCTCTGCCTAGTGCCTTGGGTGTCATTGTCCCTATGACTAGGTTGTTCTTGATTGCCTCACCGAAGTAACCGAAGGCATCAGCGAAGTGACTGCACCAGTCATGAACAATTACATTAGTCACCCTGCCATCCTTCTTGTCCTCACGATGGTGGTAGTTGTCCAGTGCATCAATCAAGCCATCCTCGACATCCACCTTGGTTGAGAAGAAGATAGATCCAAATAGATCCTTCATGCCACGGATGCGTTTCTCCTCTGCCATAGCACCAGCATTTTGCAACACGATCACATTCTTGAGTCCAGCCTCCAGTAGTTTATTTTGGAACGATAGGTTGTCTGCTCCCCTTGTCCTACCATCGTGGGGTAGCATGTGGCTACCATAGTTGTATCCTTTGCCTAGCATGTGTGACACACGCTCTGCTGTTGTCATGTTTAACCCGAAGTCACAATCAATCACCCTGTAGCCTAAGTCAACACGTTGCCAGTAGACACACACTGTGTTCTCTGGTGCGCCCAAGTCCCAGCTAGTGTGGACAAGCTGGCTGTTATCAACACTGAAGTCTAGGATTCTTCCCTCATCCTTAGCTAGGTTGACCTCCTTGCTGTAGATAGCTCCAGCTCTAGCCACATTGAAATTACATTCCATCTCTTGCTCGTAAGCATCGACACCAATGCGAGCTTTGATCTCATCCAGATCCTCTTGTGGCACTAGCTTAGACTCGCTAGCCTTGAGGACTAGACTGTAGTGGTTGTCTGGTCGCTCCTTAGCCTCCTGTAGCCCTTTGTAGAGGTTACCCTTGCCTTTAGGTGTCCCCATCAAGATCATCCACCCACTGTAGTCGAGTAGACATGGTAGGAAAATGTAGTTAAAATGGCTATTGGGGATATCATCTGCCTCATCAAGGACGATGCCATCAGCGTATAGACCCCTAGCCCTCTCAGCGTTCTCACCAGACAGTAGGCGTATCTCGCTACCATTGGGGAATGTGATGCGTAGCTCACTATGGTTGGCTACCACGTTGGGGATGTCTGCTGTGAAATTGAGCAAATACGCCCAGCTTACGCTCTTGGCTTGGGAGAGTGTCGGACAAATGTAGAAGTAGCGCAGCGGGGCAGTCTTCATGCCCTTGCGCTTGTGCGTCAACGCCTCCAGTATTAGCTTCTGGATCACTGCCACTGTCTTGCCAGCTCGTCTATGAGCCACAATAGTCATCCAGCGTTTAGAACACTGTAAGAACTCACGGAAGGGAGCGCGTGGCTTGATCTCTAGATTAACTGTTGGCATCGCCACCTATGATGATGTTGAGATCGACCTCTTGACGCTCTGGCTCGTAAGCACCATCCATCTTGGATAGCTCTGCACTGGCTCTTATAGCGTCACTGGGCGACTCACCCTCTTGCCGTAGTGCGATACGTGTTAATAGCTCCTTACGCTCTGTGATGGACAGTATGGTGCTTTTGTCGGTCTTCTCGTTCATTGATTGGATGTATTCTTTAACTTTAACATTCTTTAGCATTCTTGTAGCACCCGCTGAAGCCGTGACACCTGTTGAATCATAGCCAGCTTTCTCATATGCAGCAGCACCAGACATGCCCTGCAAATATAGGTCAGCGAACTTCTTTTGCCTTTGGTTCATGAGAATAATGGGTGTCGCTTTTTGAACTCAACCGCCACCCTTTCCTGTTCTTTGGGTGGCAATGACTTGAATAGTAGTTGGGCGTATTTTACTTTATAAGCAGTATCCCACAAACTTTTATCTACAGCAAACTTTAGGTTGCATCCAAGTTGCCTTTTTATGGATCTAACAAGACCACATGATGATGATGGTGGAGCATCACCACCCCCAGCTACGTTTAATAGCTTCTCACCACGTAGTCTAGCCTCAAA